ACCTGCTGCGCCAGCGGAACTTCATCCCGGTCACCGCGTGCGTGCGCACCGAAGCACTGCGGAGGGTCGGCGGATTCCCGGACGCCGAGCTCGAGGACTACGCCCTCTGGCTATCGCTGCTCGACGCCGGATACCGCTTTACCTACGTCCCGGTCATCGCCTGGCACTACCGCCGCTTCCCCGGCTCCCGCACTGAGGAGGTGGCCTGAATGGCACTCGGCGACCTCTATGTCGACCCGGAGGACCTCAAGGTCCGACTCGACATCGATGACAACGACGACATGGTCCGACTGTCCGGAGCCGTCGGCGCGGCCAGCCGGGGTATCGAGACCTTCTGCGGCCGGCAGTTCAACGACGCCGGCGCCGCGACCGCCCGGGTGTTCCAGCCGACCTCGGACTGCCTGGCCTACGTGGACGACTTCCACACCATCACGGGCCTGGTCATCAAGTCCGATGATGACGACGACGGGTCGTTCGAGCGGACCTGGACGACCGCGGACTACGAGCTTGGCCCGCTCAACGGCGTTGTCGGCGGCGAGTCGGGTTGGCCGTACTCGAAGGTGCGCCACGTCGGCTGGAACCGCGGCTTCCCTCGGCTGCGCCGCGCCGGACTCCAGGTCACCGCCCGGTGGGGTTGGGCCAGCGTGCCGGCAGCGGTAACGGAGGCCTGCCGTATCGCGGCGGAGGAGATCTTCAAACTTCGGGACACCCCGTTCGGCGTTGGGGGATACGGGGACTTCGGGGTGATCCGTGTGCGGGACAACCCCTTCACCTCTCGGATGCTGATGCCGTACAAGCGCAGCTCGGTTCTGGTGGCCTGACGTGGCCAGCATCGAGGACGTCATCCTCGGCATCGAGAACGCGCTGCAGGAGATCGACGGGCTGCGCACCCACGCGCACATCCCGGACACGATCGACCCGCCGGCCGCTGCGGTCACCTTCGAGGAATGCGACTTCGACAGCACCTTGTCGCGCGGCTCGGACGATCTGGTGTTCCTGGTGCACATCTTCACCTCGGCCGCTGACGCGAAGTCGGGTCAGCGCAAGCTGTACGACTACATCGACGGCTCTGGTGGCAAGTCGGTGAAGGCCGCGATCGACGCCGACTCCACCCTCGGCGGTATCGCGATGTACGCCGTCGTCGAGCGCGCCGAGGACTTCGGCAAGGTCACGGTCGCCGACATCCCGTTCTACGGCGTGAAGTTCACGGTTCGCGTCTGCGTGGCGGGGATGGGCTGATGAGAATCCTCGCCGCCCACCCGGGGCCGAACTTCTCCGTGCATGACTGCTACGTCGGCTGGGTCGAGGCCCTGCGCGATCTCGGCGTGCAGGTCGCCGAGTTCAACTTGGCTGAGAGGCTCACCTTCTACGACCACGTCCAGGTGGAGACGCCGGACGGTGAGATGCAGAAGGCCCTCACCGGAGACCAGGCGACCGGGCTCGCCGTGAACGGGCTGTACGCCGCGCTGTACAAGGTCCGGCCCGACGTGCTGTTCGCGGTCTCGGCGTTCTTCTACCCGCTTGAATTGCTGGACCTGGCCCGCTCGTACGGGACGAAGGTCGTCGTGCTGCACACCGAGTCGCCCTACGAGGACGGCCGGCAGCTCGCGGTCGCCGAGCACGCCGACCTGAACCTCATCAACGACCCGACGAACCTCGAAGCGTTCCGACGGGTCGCACCCACGGAGTACGTCCCGCACAGCTACCGCCCGGCCATCCACCATCCCGGACCCGGCCGGCCCGAACTCGCGGCCGACTTCGCCTTCGTGGGCACCGGGTACGCCTCGCGCATCGCCTTCCTGGAAGCGATGAACCTCGACGGGCTCGACGTCATACTGGCCGGGAACTGGAAGCAACTCGGCGAGGACTCGCCACTGCGGAAATACGTCGGGCACGACGCCGAGGAATGCCTGGACAACCAGCAGACCGCCGAGGTCTACCGCTCGGCACGGGTGGGACTGAACCTCTACCGTCGCGAAGCCGAGTCCGCGCACCTCGCGGCAGGGGTCGCGTGCGGACCTCGGGAGATCGAGATGGCGGCGTGCGGGATGTTCTTCCTGCGCGACCCTCGCCGCGAGGGCGACGAGCTGCTGTCGATGCTCCCGACCATCACCGGACCGGACGACGCATCGGAGCAGATCCGGTACTGGCTCGACCAGCCTGGGAAGCGCCGCGAACTGGCGCAGCAAGCCCGCGAAGCCGTGGCGGCTCGCACCTTCACCAACCGGGCAGCCGAATTGTTGCGGCTGCTGGAAAGGAAATCATCGTGAGCAGGATCTCGGGACGCCGCGGCAGGATCTACATGGGGATCGCGAGCGACACCGCCGCGGCTGAACCGCTGCCGTTCTTCGCCTCGTGGAGCATCAACTTCGAGACGGAGAAGATCGACGTCACCGCCATGGGTGACAACAACAAGGTGTACGTCGCCGGCCTGCCGGACGCCTCCGGCGAGTTCTCCGGCTTCTACGACGACTCCACCAACCAGACCTACACCGCCGCAGTGGACGGACTGCCCCGCAAGTTCTACCTGTACCCGTCCACACTGCTCACCACCCAGTACTTCTTCGGCACCATCCTGCCCGACTTCCAGGTCAACGCGGAGGTCTCCGGCGCCGTCGAAGTCACCGCGTCATGGGCGGCGAACACCACCATCGCGAAGGTCGGCTAGTTGCCGATCGAGATCCGCATCACCGGCGCCGACCAGTTCCGCGACGTCGCCCGCCAGATTCGGGGCGCGAACCGGGAGTTGCGCAAGGAACTGGCCCGCGCCATGACCAAGGCCACGAAGCCGCTCAAGGTGGCGGTGAAGCGCAGCGCACGGACGCGACTTCCCCGCCAGGGTGGGTTGGGGCGACGGGTGGCGCGGGCGAAGATGGCCACCAAGACGAAGGTTGCCGGCCCGACCGCCAACGTGAGCATCGTCGCGGTTCACAAGTACGACCTCGACGCGATCGACCGAGGCCGAGTCAAGCATCCAACGTACGGGCATAAGCCGTGGGTGATCCAGTTGGTCCGACCCGGCTACTGGACGGAACCGCTGGTTCAGGGTGGGCCGCAGGTGCGGCAGGAGATCGTCAAGGCCGTGGACGGCATCGCCAAGAAGATGGAGCGCGGCTAGTCCGCGCATTAGGGGAGGAAAGGCAAATGGCGGCACCGAAGTTCAAAGTGATGTACCAGGACGGGAAGATCGTCGAGGTCCGTGTCACGCCACGGGCGCAAGTGGAGTTCGAGCGCCACTTCAACCTCACCATGTCCAGCCTGAGCACCAACCCCTCCGCGCAGCACGGCTACTGGCTGGCGTGGCGGGCACTGCACTGCGCCGGCATGGAAGGCCGGGAGTTCGACGCGTTCCTCGATGTCATCGAAGAGATCGAGGCGATCGAAGGCGACGGCGAGGACCCTACCAATCCGGGTCCTGGACCCGGCGACTCGTCGAACTGAGCATCGAAACCCGCCTCCCCTTCGACTACCTCGCCGACCTCGACGAGGGGGTCATCAACACCTACGCCGACGTCCTTCAGGAACGAGCGGAACAAACCAAGCGAGCGAACCGCAGGTGACGGGAGGCTCTCGTGACCTCCGTCAAGTTCGACATCTTCGCTCGGGAGCATGCGTCCAAGGAGCTGGACAAGCTCGACCGGAAGTTCCGGGATACCGCCAAGAAGATGGGCGACTTCGGCGACAAGGCCGCCGTGTCGTTCGCCAAGACCGCCAGCAGCCTGTCCAACATTCCCACCGCCGCCGCAGGGCTCGCGGGTGTCGGCCAGGTCGTCGCGGGGCTCTCGGGCGTTCTCGGCCTGATCCCCGCTGCCGCTGCAGCAGCTGCAGCGGGGTTCGCCACTCTCGCAGTCGGGACACACGGCTTCCTCGACGGCCTGAAGGAACTGGGGAACTCGAAGAAGATCTCGGGTGGAGCCGCGTCCGCCGCTGACGCGTCGGTCCAGGCAGCCCGGCAGATCGAGGCCGCACACAAGAGCCTGGTTCGTGCGCAGCGATCGACGAAGGACGCCGAAGAGGCCCTGGCTCGCGCGCAGGAGGATTCCCGCGACGCGCAGCAATCGCTGACCCGGGCGCGCAAGGCCGCCGCCGAGCAGCTGGAGGACCTCCAGCGGGCGCTCACCGGCGCCGCGCTCGACGAGGAGTCCGCCGTCCTCGCCGTGGAGCGGGCGCATGAGCGGCTGGCCGAGGCGCAGAAGGAGGGCGCGTCGGGCCTGGACATGCGCGAGGCCGAGCTCGGACTTAGGCAGGCGCAGCAAGCACTCGAAGAGACCCGGGACCGCTACGGCGATCTGAAGACTGAAGCCGCCGAGGCGGCCAAGGCGGGCGTCGAGGGCAGCGACGAGGTCATCGCCGCGCAGAAGGCAGTGGCCGACGCCGCCCGGGGTGTCCAGCAGGCGCAGCAGGGCGTGGCGGACGCGGCGGAGAACGTGCGTGACGCTCAGCAGGAGGTGGCGCGAGCGCACGAGGACGCCGCAAGGGCGGCCGGCAAATCCTCGGCCGGCATGGCGGGACTGACGGAGAACTTCGACAAGCTGTCGAACAACGCCAAGGACACCGTCCGCGCCATCCTCAGCCTCTCCGACGGGTGGACCAAGCTCCAGCACACCGTGCAGGACGCGCTGTTCGCCGGCGTCGCACAGGACGTCAAGCTGCTCGGCGGCACCTATCTCCCGGTGCTCGCGAAGGGTATGGGCGGCGTCGCGACGGAGTTCAACACCGGGGCGCGATCGACAGCGGCGTTCCTCGCCGAGGCGCGACAGGTCCAGGACGTCGGCATGATCCTCTCCGGGACCAAGACGATCGCCGGCGAGTTCGCGCAGACCCTGAAGCCGATCGTGTCCATCTTCCTGGACATGAGCGCGGTTGGCATGGAAGTTCTGACCGGACTCACGGGCGGACTCGGCAAGGCGGCCGAGAGTGCCGCCGCGTTCGTCCGCAACGCGCGCGAGACCGGCCAGTTGCGCGCCTGGATCGAGACCGGCCTGGAGACGGTCCGCAAGCTCGGCGAACTGTTCAGCAACGTCGGCTCAATCATCAGCACCGTGTTCTCCGGCCTGAACCTCGGCGGGGCGAACTTCCTGGACACGCTGATCCGGGTCAGCGGCAAGGTTGAGGAGTTCCTGAAGTCCTTCGAGGGCCAGCAGGCCCTCAAGGCACTGGGCACAGCGTTGTCTGCGGTGTCCGCCGCCGTGACGCAGGTGCTCCTAGTGGCACTTGATGAACTGGCGCCGATCATCGTCACCCTGGCACCCGGGTTCGCCGAGTTGGCCAAGCAGGTCGGCGAGGTCCTCGTCGCGGCCATGCGAATTGCCGGCCCCCTGCTGCAGGCCATAGCCAAGGGTCTCGCCGACAACGTCGAGTGGCTGGGGCCCCTGGCCATCGGGCTCTACGCCGGCGCGAAGGCGTTCGAGGCGGTCAACGTCGTATTGAAGGCGATGGGGCTCGCGGCGCTGAGCAACCCATGGCTTCTTCTCATCGCTGCCACGATTGCCCTAGCCATCCTGATCATCACCCACTGGGAGGACATCAAGAAGGCGCTCGCCGCCGCCTGGGAGTGGATCAAGCGTACGGCCGGGCAGGTGTGGGAGGGCATCAAGAACGTCATCATCAACCCGATCACCACGGCCGCCTCGTGGATCAGGGACCGCTTCAACGACGTGGTGAGCTTCTTCGCCGACCTTCCCAGGAAGATCGGCTCCGCCCTCGGCCGCCTGGGCGACTTCATCGGGGACGCGTTCAAGGCCGGAGTGAACGTTGCGATCCGGGCGCTCAACTGGGGCATCGACCGCATCAATGACCTGATCTACGGCGTGAACGTGATCAGCCCGTTCGGCGACATCCCCTACATCCGGCACATCGGATACCTGGCCAAGGGTGGCCCGGCGATGGCGGGGCAGCCGTATGTGGTGGGCGAGAAGGGGCCGGAACTGTTCGTTCCGAACATGTCCGGGATGGTGGTCCCGAACCACAAGCTCGACAGCATGAACCCGACGACTCCGGGCAACTGGGGTCCGTCTCCGAACTACGCCGTCCCGCGCGGCGCCATGTCGCCGGCGCAGTCGGCCGGTCCGATGGTCCTGAAGGTTGAACTGGTCACGTCGGCGAGCGCCGACGCCGAGGTCGGCAACCTGATCAATCACCTGGTTCGTTCGCGGAAGGTGCAACTGAGGGTCAACGGCCAGCAGGTGGTGGCGTAGCAATGGCGCTGACCTTCCCCCGCGAGGTCGCCGTCGAGGCATACCTGGGCGAGTGGACCGACGTCACCGAGGAGCTGGGCCAGACGGCTCCGATTGTGGTCACCCGCGGCGGAGCGGACGAGCAGTCGAGCGCAACTCCCGGGACGCTCTCCTGCACGATGCGCAACGAGACCGGGAACTGGACGGTCGACAACCCGCA